AGTGTGCAGGTTACGGTCGGATTACCTGCAACACCATCACCATTGCTTACACTAATACCAGTACCCGCAGTAATAGTCCGCTTAGTGAATGTATCAGCAGCAGTTTCTACAAGAACCCCTGCTGTGGCATCCAATCCTGCAAGTGCTGTCAGAGTTGCATCAGCAGGTTGCTTGGTATCTGCATAGGCTTTAGCTGCCACAGAGTTTGGATAAGTACCTGCACCTCCAGCTAGGTTCACGTCTGTGCTAAGGTTGGCTGTGCTTTGTGCTCCCGTGACCTGCGCAACTGTGTAGTCCCCAGTGCCTGCGACTACTGCTCCAGTCCGACCATGCACACTCTGAACAGGAGCAGCCGCAGCAGCCGTAGTCACAAAGTCGCTGATAGTGCTTGCAAGCTGCGTACCTGTGTGGTTTGCACGTTGCACACTGAAAGCTCTGTCACCATGCGGGTCTGTTGCGCCTACATGAGCTGTTATCAGAGCCGCCACCTCTGTGCCACTCAGCCCGTCAAGAGTAGCTGTGAATGTTGCTCCAGCAGTGTCTGTGATAGTAAGCACCTTAGTGCCTGCGTTGTAGGCAAAACTGTCAATGGTGGAGCTGGCTGCTTCCCAAGTGATTGGGTCAGAGTTAGCTAGTGTGTAGTGGCCTACACCTTGCACCCAAGCCTGCTTACCAATATCTGCAAAGGTGACTGTTAAGTTGTCAAGGTCAGGCACAGTGGCTACCTGCCAGTTGGCTACAACGTGCTGCTCCCCAGCTGGGATTAGGCTGTGTTCAATACTCATTAGCTCTTTACTCCGCCAAGTTCTGTGGCCTGCATCTTCTTAGTGGATGTAGGAGTTAGGTTTCCTGTGGCCAGTAGCACTAGCTTATCTAGGCTAGCATTAGTGGCGTTCACCATACCTGCCATGCTAAGCTCGGTGATTGGCTCTACAGCGTCTTTCTGTACAGCTTTGGCTGTTGCTGTGGCTGCAAGGGTTGGCTGCACAAAGTTCAGTGCAGGGGGCTGCGCCACCGTACCGTACCGCATCCCCAGCGCGGCTTGTGCTGCCCCAGAGCTTCTACTCATCATGTCATTTATGTTTATAGCCATGAGTTAGTCCTCCATAGGCTCTATAGAAATAGGTACAGCAGCCGCCACTACAGCAAGCTGCTCGTACACGAACTGTATCTTACCGTTCAGGTCATGTAGCGCATCCAGCAGCAACTGCTCCTCAGTGGGAGCTTGTTGGGGCAAGGTGGGCAAGTAGCGGCGTTCAGGTTTCATTAGCCACCTCCAGTTTGCAGGACGTACTCGCCATCTACAACCACTGCAATGTCTGCTACAACCACAAGGTCAGGTGGAAGCGCGTCAGGCACTACAGGCTGCATCCTAGAGCCTGCATCCACAAGCTCAAACTCCAAGCTAGTAAGCAAGAACTTGCCTGCTATCTTGAGGCTTATATGCGCCCCTGTCAGCCTACCCACCATCTTCCCTACCATCCTGCCACTTGCTGTGGGAGTTAGCTTACGGGTTACTGTGCCAGCACTATCGTGTGCGAACACTGTACAAGCAGCATCTGCTGCGCTGGTAGCTACCTGTAGCTCGCTCCAAGTCACTGCTGTTGGGCGCACAACTCTGTACCGACCGAGGTAGATACAGGAAGCTGCTGCTCCGCTGGTAGTACTTTCCAGCAAATCCAAGTCCTTTGCCTGTGAACCCAGCACTACATGAACAGCTCCCAAACTGTTCACACAGCCGAAAGTTGTGCCGAATGAAGCCACTCGGTCAGGCTCCGCTGTACGCGCGTTGCTGTAGCTCAGTCCTGCATACTCATCATAAGTACCCGTTGCTGCATCATAGGTGAGAGCTACGCTGAACTCAGGCGCACGGTACTCAAAGAAGTCAATGTGCGGAATATCTAGCCTGCCCCAGCGGTCAAGAGCTACGTCATACACGTAAGCTACTGGGTAATCCTTTACTCCAGTGCTGCTGTCTTTAACACTGATAAGGTAGTAACGGGCACCTACTGTGGAGACCTTGACTGCGAGGCTCTTCTTTGTGACAACCGTAGGGTACCCGCCACTTCCCTGTGTAGAGTACAAGCCATCGGCTATGGCACTACTTAGCTCAGGCCAAATAAGCTGTGCGCTCTTTGCTGAAATCTGCATGAATCCGCTGCTAGTCCAAGCCACATGGCCGCTTCCAGTACTTTCGCTGCTTGCGTGTTCTGGCTGCTCCACTCCTGCTGAGTTTGGAATCTCACGGAAGTAGAATGGTACGTTGGGATTACCGCTGTAGCTACCGAAGATGGCATTGTGCCCAGTGTAAACTATGAAGCCTTCTGTTACTGGCAGGCACACTACAATCTCAGAGCGGTTGGCTAAAATAGAACTCTGGCCTGCACCGCCTACTACATGCACAAAGTCCAGTGGATTGAGTGGATTGCTCCATGCCACATACTGCGCAGTGTACAGCAGCAGGTGCTGGTTAGCAGCACACACGCCAAGCACGTCCAACATGCTGACCCCTCCGAGCAGTGTAACCTGCGCGAAGGTGTTGGTGTTGAAGTCATAGACAAAAACCCCAGTGCCAGCGTAACATACATAGCTCACACCTTTAAGGTGTGCTACAGTTACAGCACTAGGGAGAGGGCCAACCAGCGGGAACGCAGTCCACGCACCAGTTGTCTTTGTGTAGATTAGGTTCTGTCCACCTGCAGGGCTGAACAGCGCCACCGACCCGCTTGCGTCCCGTAGCGTGTACACCTTGTCCAAGTAGGTGGGGTATGTATGCGGCTTGAGCACACGGGTGAAGTGCGCGCTGCTGAATCCACGCTGTACTGGAAGAACATTCTGCATGAAGTATGCCTGCGGCACCTCCATAGCTACCTGCTCTCCACTGGCCTGTAAATTCTGGTCTAGGGAGGAGGCTGCAAGCACAGTGCCTGCAATCTCAGAGAAGTTGAATGGGAAGCCAGCCTGCGTTAGCTTAGCTTTAACATTTGCCATGCTTGCCTCCGCAAGGTTTAGTACAAGAGCGTGATAGTGCCTGCTTTCCCAACCGTGATGCTGGTTGTATTAGGAGTATGAGCAGCACCGTTTATACGCGTATCTACAAGCTGGCCATTATAGGTAGCAGATGCGCCGAAAGTGCTGGCCTCTCTAGTGACAAAGCCTGTAGTGCTTACTGCGTAGCGAGTAATAGCAGGTCTTGCTACAACTCCTCCAAAAGTGGTTTCCCCTGAAGCTGTTAGGGTCTTGATATAACAAGGAGTGAAAGGACTTCCATTAGCTGGGTCACGTATTAAGTCTTGTCCAGCTCCACAAGTATATGCCATAGAAGCTCCGGGAGTTACGGCTATGTCAGCTATGACTACATCACCTGAGTAGGCTTCCGCATAGAACGCCCAGCTAAGTGCGCCCCAAGTGCTGCCACTGATTTGGGCTTGAGCAGAACCTCCTCCCTGCAGAATTGCTCGCACACTTGTAACTCCAGCAGGCACTGTCCATGTTCCTACGCCTGACAGCGCTACCTTATTGGCCTTAGTCCCTGCTAGGGCACTGGCGGCTGTCCCAAGCGCAGCAGCGGCTGTAATTGCACCATCCTGTGCATCATCACGGGAGCCCTGAGCTAATAAAGCAGTTGCAAGGTTGCTGGCTACAAGAGCGGTGGCCTCCTCTTGGGCATCATCTCGCGCATCTTGCGCTGTTTTTGTAGCCTTAATGTAGGTCTTGAGCGTGCGGAACTCAAGAGCTGCGGTGCTTAGGGCTTGGTTGCCCGTGGGTTGGGCGGTATCTTCTGCATCTGGTGTATATGGCATTACGGTAGCTCCACAAGCTCTATGGTGAGCATATTATATAAGGCTTGCTGGTAATCAGCCCCTGCACTCTGCATGAACACCTTGTGTTCTACAGTCTTAGCCAGCTCAAAGAGCAAGCCCTTGAGCACAGCTTCTGTGTGCTGGTTCAGAATCCAGCTATCGCTGCTCACTTGCCCCAGAGTCTCTACTCCAGCGCTCACTACGAAGGTAGGATACTTGAAGTAGTAGAACCCAGTGGTTGTTGGCACAGGAGCAATGTGGCTCAGAACAAGCAAGCCACCACTCAGGAAGTATGTAGCTTCCCCGCCCACAAAGCCGAAATAGCTGCGCACAGGCACAGCCCGTCGCAGCACATAAGGAGTGGTAAGCTGTGCACCATCTGAGCCGAATCCAGTCACTTGGTACAGCTTACGGAAATTGTCAGGAAGCGTAAGCTCGCTAGTAGTGTCTCCACTGGCTACAGCTACAGGAGCGAACGCAACAAGGTCACGGTGGAAGTCAGCTGAGGCATGGCAGCTCTTAAGCACATTCCGTACCCGCTTGCGCGCAAGGCTAAGCAGGTCTGGGCGGTCTAGGAGTTCCAGCACTTCGGCAATCACTTCCTCTAGGGTTTGGGCTGCCATAGGGTTCTACCTTACAGGGTTGCTATTACAGGGCTGGTTTCTGGAAGGAGGACACAGCATCACCTTCTAGGAAGCGAGAGCAATTGCCAGCAGCTACCATATCTTCAAGGTACTGTTCCAGCATGAAGCTATCTGCAACAATCACACCGTCTGAGGTGAAGATACGCTTACCGTTCGGGAGGCAGATGTTGCAGTTACTGAGAGGCATGATGTACTTCTTAAACTTCTGCGCTGGCTCTGATGGCTGCGTACTGGGGGCTGCGTTCAGCTTCTGTTGCACTTCCGCCAGTTGAGCCTTAAGGGCTGCAATCTCTGCCTGCTCTGCTGTGGGGGTTGCTTTAGCCAGCATAGCAGCTACTACTGGGGACTTGGGGGCTTCTGTTGTGGCGGTCATGGTGATTGTACTCTATAAAGGGTGGTTTGGACAAAGTCCAGTGCCTAAAAAGCCCGCAACCCCTGTAAGAGGTGCGGGCTAGAGTCACCGCTTAAGCGGCAGCTGTGAGGCCTGTGATGATAGCAAAGGCTGCTGGGTTTACAATTTCCATTGTAAGCTCAGTAGTCATTGTGCCACCAACAGAGTCTTGACCAGAGGTTACGTAGCGGCCATCCATACCGTACTCTACATTGCTTGTCTTACGCAAGTAAGGTACACGAATGGAATCCATGTCAATTGCAACCGCCATCTTGCTCCAGTCTGTGTTGCTGTTGAGCATAGGATGCTCAATCATCTTGAACTCACCACGACTGGTGCGGAAGGATTGGAACTGCAAGCCAAAGCTTGTTGCACCGTCCAGGATTTGGTAGTTGCCGCTCAAGCGTCCAATTTCATTGATGACATGACGAGCCAAGCCACCTACAAACAGCGTGCGGCGGTTACCTGTACGACCATTGCTTGTAACATCGAAGCAACCGTTTAGTGCAGTTTGCAACTGCGCATAGGTGGTGGTGCCTCCAGCCACAGTGGTATTGCCAGCTGGGCCGAGACGGCGCACAGACTCAATGATACCGTCCATAGTTGTAAGGTACTGGCTGTTGATGGTCTGACCTGACTTCTGTCCGAAGAACATAGCCTTTTCAATGTCCGCCCCGTGGAACAGGCCGCAGTCAATGCGAGATTCAGCTACCAAGCTGCTGCCTACAATCGGTGTGATTGCTGTGACAGTGCCAGCTAATGCCCAGCTGCTACGGAAGATTTGTGTGTTGTTCATAACACGAGCTGGGTTCATCAAGCGACTGGTAGGTGCGTTAGAACCTTGCTCAAAGCTTGTACCTACACTGTACAGCTTCACGTCATCCGCAATGTTTGCAGCCGCAACTTGGCCAGTTGCACGACGCACAGTGAGCGTGACAGAATCCACTACAGCGGACACGCGCACGATTTCACCTGTGGTGTTCACACGGAGCATCTCACCTACTAGGATGTTGTCTGTGCTGTCAACCACAAGGCTTGTGGCTGCGGCAAGGACTGCACCGTTCATCTGCACCGAAGGGAACACCATTGTCTTGGCAAAGTAGCCGTGCTCAACTGCTGTAGCTTTCGCTTCAGGTAGCATGGAGGTTAAGCCAAACAATGGGCATTGGCCATTGGGGCTGAGGCGGATAAGAGTCCCAGCAAACGACTTGGCTAAGTAGTCCTGAGTGCCAGTGTTGGTTGTGTTGTAGTAGTAGCTATCTTGTAAAGCCATGATAAAACTCCAGAGCCTGTGGCTCTATTGATTAAAGAAGTCTGCCCAGTTCTGTGGTTGCTGGTTACCTTGAACAAGCAACTGCCCAGTACGTGGGTCAGTGGGTGCTGGTGCTTGCGGTGCAAATTGCTGCCCCAAAGTGTGCAAGAAACCTTGCATAGCTTGTGCCACTTGTGCTGGGGTAGCGGCTGGGTTAGCCCGCATGAAGTTTTGTTGCATAGCATCCAAGAGAGGCCGTGCTGCTTCGTGTTGCGAAGCGGGTGATAAGGTCTGCAACTCGTTCTTTGTAGCTAAGCTGCGGAATGTGTCAGGCATAGAACCCTGTAAGCGGTCATTGTAAGTACCTACACCACGCTCCACTAGCTTCTGTGAGAACTGTACGGCTTGCATGAACGCTTGCTGTGTAGCTTGGTTCAGTGCAGTTTGCAGTGCAGTAGGGTCTCCTTGCTGGATACGCTGCATCAGTGCTGCATCCACTGTGGGGGCAAAGTTCATAGCACCTACCGCAGTCTCAAAGGCTGCGTTGTCCATTGTGAACAGAGGGCTTGTGAGTGCTGCCTGTGGAGACGCTGGTGCGCTAGGGTCTATCTTAAACACTTGGGCATAGGTGTCCAAGGGGCTAGCAGCTGGGGCTGTGGGAGCTGTGGGAGCTACAGGAGGTGCAGCAGCTGGCTGGCCTGAAGGGTCTGGCATAGCTGGAGCTGGACGGCCTGGGTTAAACATATCCATGAAGCTCCCAGTAGGAGCTTGAGGTGCAGCTGGCTGAGGAGCTTGTGGAGCGGGTGCTTGTGGAGCTGAGGTAGGGAACATAGTGTCTTACTCTGTGGCTTGTGGGATTGGTTGTGTTAAGAGGTCTAGGATGTATCTAGCCTCCAGTAGTGCGCCCTTATACTCCATTTGTTGTAGAGCATAAGAGTTTACAGCTTCCTGAGAGCCACCTTGCAGTGGCGTATTCAGGATAAGTTGCTCTAGTTCACGCACCCGTACCATTACAAGGTGGATGCGGTAGTCATCTTGTGTGCTATCACTTGGCTTGTTCTGCTGCATTTGCGGCCGCCTGTTGTTGTTGAAGTTGTGCAATCTGCTCAGGGCTGCGCTTGAACTTGCTTATGTCCACACCCTGCGCACCTAGCATAGCTGCGAAGATACTAGCTCGGCTGTACTCCATGTCCAGCTCAGGACTCTGTGCTATGGTGTTGAATGCTGCAACCATCACATCTGTACTCATGGCCTTGCTTGCAGGGAAGATACCATCCAGCATCTTGTAGTCTGCCTCAGAGTCCAGCATCTGCATGGGGTCAATCTGCACAGGCTTGTCTTCGCTCTTGCTCATAAGCTGCTCAGCTTCTGCAAACTGCATATAGTTGAGCTTAATCATACGCTTCATGGGGCTGAAGAAGTTGTTGTCTACATCCAAGTTGAACTTCTGCTGGCGTGCGCCACTCTTATCCATCACAGTAGAGAACTCTTCCAAAGTCTTGTTCCCCTTTACGAACGCACCCTGTGAGGCTTGATTGAGGCCAGTAGCACTATTGCTGAGGCCAAGCACAGTCTGCATATGCTGCATGAGCTGTGGGCTTAGGCGGTCTTCAAATGGTATGCTGTGGTATGCAGCCTGCAGGTTCTGATTGAACGCGCTTCCACGCACTGGAATCTTAGCTGCTGGGTTAGCACTGTTTATGTCATCTGACTTGATGAGGGCTGGGTTGTACAAGGCACGGTCACTGACAGCTCTGCGCATGGAGGCCATAGCACCATTCATCATAGAGGTTGCTACATCCTGCATATCTAGGATGTTCTCCACGAAGCTCTTGCTGTTGAAGCCCAAGTTGTCATCATAGCCATGTGCTGCAACCACTGGGAACATACCATGCACGTAGTTCAGAGGCTCAATGTACACAAGACTCTCACCTACCCAAATGAGCTTGAAGGGTGCAGGTGTGCCACCTCGTGCAGCAGTTATGCCATACTCCTGTGGTATGATGCGCACGTACATGGTCACCACTTCGTACATACCGCAAGCACCTTGCTGTGCATTCTTGCTGGCTATGCCGAATAGCTTGCTCCAGTCAGGCTCTTTGTTACCTCTGCCAGTTGTGTCCAGTGGGTGGATATCAGGCATGAAGTACAAGCCACTGCCACTTGCAGAAGCATTGTCCAGTGCCTTAGAGAAGTTACCTGTTACAGTGAACTGCTTATCCAGCTCCTGCAAGAAGGTCTTCACACGCAGGTAGTTCTTGCGCTCCACATAGCCACAGTGGCTACCGTGCTGGGATATTTCATTGAAGCCTACAGTCTCATCAAAGAAGAAGTTGTACGGGTCAATGTAGTCTATGCAGTTTCCTTTGTGGGTCACGCTCTTAGTTACACGCTTGCCATCCTTCATAATGAGCGCACTAGCAGACTGCTCCTCCCAGCACACCTCAGCACACATGATGTTGTACCGTAGCGCATCCCGCAAGCTCTTTTGGATGGAACTTACCCAGCGGAACAAGTCTTGGTCACGCTCAATGAGTGCATTGTACATCACAGCCACAGGGATTGTGGTAGGTATGTTCACAGAGCCTGCAAACGCAAAAATTGGATACCCTGTCAAGAAGGTACCCACAAGGTCTGCATGAGCTGTCTCTATCTGCTGCAAGCAAATAGGCACTTCAAGGTTGCGGTGCTTGTCCCGCTGGCCAGCTGCTGTGGAGGCTGCTGCCTCCTGCGCTTCACGGCTGGTATCCACTGTGCGCTGAATGTAGCGGTCAATGGTCTGCATCCGCTCACGCAAGCCTGAGTGCATACTGGGCTGCAAGTAACGCCCCTTTATGCCCTCTAGGTAGGTTAGTGTCTGTTTGGTGTAGTTCATGTGGTATCCTGTAGTGTGAGGTGCTGGTGGCTGGCTGGGGGCTGCAATACGTAAAGGCTCTTGGCTTGGCTTCGCCGAAGCTCGCTTCACTGTACCAGCCTAGAAGCAGCTAGGGCTTTGGCTTGCAGGGAGCAAGTTCTCATGCTCCAACACGCTGGCTTGCCCCTGTATTGCAAGTAGGTGGCCATAGGTAGCGAACACCTTAGGTGCATAGGCTACTACATCCAGTGTATCATCCAGATTATTAGTGCGCAAAGGGTCAAAGCTCATGGCTCTTGAGAGCCACAGTGCAAGAGCTGTAGGAGTAAATGCAATCTCCTTAGCCTTTACCTCCTCAAAGGAGCGCAGGATGCGGGAGTTCTTGCTGTATCCTCCAGTGGTTATGGGCATGAACTCTATTCCCTGTATATTCTGCTGGTGGCAAATGAAGTTGAACCAAAACAGCAAGGTGTCCTGATAGGCTACATTCTCCACGCACACTAGGTTGCAGCCCTTCTCTTGTGCAAGGTTCAGCACCCTGTAGATTGTGGCACTTGGAGTGAGGATTTCCTCGTGCAGCTCCACCACACATGGGGTTGCATCATACACCTCACAGTACCCGATAGCTGTAGGGTCACTGGTCTTCTTGTACCCTGCTGGGTCAAT